GGCACTTTAATGTCCCGGCATACCTGCTCGATCTTGGTGTCCAGCCATGCGTCGAAGTCGCCGTAGATTTCCCCCAGAGCCTTCACCGTGGTGTCTCCGAGGATCTCCAGCACCTTGTCACGCGCCTTCTGAAATGCTTCCAGCTGCTTCTCTTTCGTAAAAGCACCCTCCGCTTTCAGGGCGTCAACAAAGGTCTGGGCCGTATATGTCACGGCCTGCTCCACGGCGTCCGTTGCCAGATCAATGTACTTTGAAGCGGTTTCGTTGTCCAGTTCTTCCTCGATCTGCTGAGTCTGGCGGCGCAGGAGTGCCACCAGATAGCCGCCGCCAGCCGTGATAAGCAGGCAGAGGATCGGTACAAAAGCGTCTGCGATCTGTTCTAACATTTCCATGTTCGAGTCCCTCCTTTGATATTAAAGCATACTGTTGACAATTTTCTGAAC